CAAAAACCTTGATATGCATAGTTGTCTATCAAGATGCTTGTTTTTTCCAATAAATGTTAACAGACATCAAAATGTCTGATAGAGTACCGTATAGAGTTGCCACCAAACAACCGGTCAAGCCAGTACTGCCTCAGGAGGAAACCCCTGGGCAATACCCCGCTGATTGGTTCAGTACTCATCAAAATAAAAAACCAAGGTTGGTCATCCCATATAAAAGTAAAGATCTGGACACTTTAAGAGGAATTGTTCGAGAGGGGATTGAAAAGGACAGTCTGGATGTGAAGGTGGCCATTACATATGTGTACAATGTTCTGAAGGAGCAAGAGGCAGAGTGTGATGATTTGTGGACTTCATTTGGAGTGGAGATTGCTCAAGCTAAGACTACAGTCCACACCTTCTGTATGATGGAGGTGGAAGAGAAGGCTGTTGATCCTCCGAACTTACAGCCAAAGCCATGTACACCAGAAGATGACTTGTGGATGTGCTTCTACATCCTAGTTCAGTACAGATTGCTGAAAGTGACCAACACAGAATATGAGAAGGCTCTGATAAAACGGGCCAATGTACACATCAGTGGTATGCCAGGGGGAAAGAAGTTTGATGTGCACTCCAGAAAGATGTATGCCTCTTGGTTGTCCAACCCAACTTATCTCAGACTGGTGGCAGCAATAGACATGTTTTTTCATAAATTCAAGGACCACCCATTTGCAATCTGCCGTTTTGGAACACTGGGTTCCAGATACAAAGACTCTGCTGCCTTAACCACTCTTAATCACATTACCAAACTAACAGGTCTGCCCATAACAGAGTTCATGATGTGGATTTTTAATGAGAACATTGCAGATGAATTGGACAAAATGGCCAAGCCTGATCAAGAATTGGAGAAGTGTGATTCCTACACACCCTACATGAGGGATATGGGGTTATCGGACAGATCACCATATTCCGCACAAATGAATCCAACCTTCCACCTTTTCTGTCATGCCTTGGGGACACTGATGCATTCTCGCAGATCAATGAATGCTAGAATTGCAGGGGAGGTTGATGTCACCAATGCAGTTGTCAATGCCGAGGTGGTGGCATTTGTGTTGAACAGGTGCCCCACTTTTACCAAAGCCTACACAGAAGATCTCGAGAGTGTGCCCACAGTCGTGGCCAAAAGTGTGGTGGGACAGATGCCCACAGGGCCTGATCCAGATCTTTGGTTTGAGTATTTGGCACAAAAAAACTTTATTCTACCAGAGGAAATTAAAAGATTCGCACATGAGAGAGCATCAGGGTTGACCGGAATCAGACCTGACACCATTGGAGAGCTCATATACAAGATGCTGAAATAAAACATGAAAAAAACTAACAGTCATCATGAGCCGATCTCGACTTCGGGAGATAACTGGCCGTTATGACTACTCCAAAGTCTCCAAAAACTTAGAGGGGTTAGAAGAGGAGGAGAATGATCTTGAGCTAGATGCCTCGGCTGTGTATCATCCAGTGCTAGATGTCAGAGATCATTCTATGTTGGAAGATGAAGACAGCTCTAATTCAGATGAGGATGTAGTGAGTGTGAAGGACCTAAGTGATGATCCATTCGAGCAAGATTTAGAAGAGAGTGAGGCGTCCGCTTTGGCACCCAGGGAAGTGGATACCTACATCAAATTGCCACAACCCCCTTCCTACTCATCACTAAAATCTCAAGAGGAGTTTGAAGAGCTGATCTTACAATCAGTGAATTCTGCCCTCAGTCAAGTAGGGTACCATATTGATCCAGAAAGCATTGACAGACAACAGGGGGAACTTATAATAGGTCTAAATGAGATTGACCCAGGCCCTTACAGCCCCTCCCATGAGGGAGAATCTGGAGATCTGTCCAGCAATCTTTCAAATAAGGGTGAGAAAGATGAATATTCCTGGGTTTCCGCAGAAATGATGGACATCATAACTAATGGGTTGGTCTTTTCAAGAAAAAATGGCAGGGGAACCATAGAGGTGACCTCAGACACACCAGGCATGAACAGAGAACTTGTTTATGAGGCCTTTAAAAACACCAAAGACAGGCAGTTGGCAATAGACTATATATTACAGGAGCTTGGGTTGATAAGCATGATCAAAAGGTTGTGCCAGTACCCATGAAAAAAACTAACAGCAATCATGCTGTCTCGATTCAGGAAACCCAGTCGTGGAGATGAGAAAGCTCTCATACCATCCGCTCCTCCACCTGATTACTTTGGGTTGGACACCCCCTCAATAGTGGGCCCAGTGGATGTGTATACTAAGGAGACACTCAAAGTGCAGGTATCCTTGGAAGTTAGGTGCGATGAAGAATTTCGTTCATTAAATGAAGTTCTCCATGCCTTGGAGGTTTGGGTGGATGAAAACACATGCCCAATCTGGCAAGTTCATTTAGATACCTGGTGTTATCTATGTCTTGCTGTTCATATGAGGAAAGATCCAACCTGCACCTATACCAACCTGTATAAGGCCTCCTTCATGGAAGTGGTGGAGTTCAAGCATCACTTAATGGTTGATCAACCAGTGACATACATCATGCATGAACAGCGAATGGAAGCACGTGTAAGAGGGGCCAAGTGTGAGATCAGGTACACCTCCCGGATTGAGCCCACCAAAAGAAAAGGGGTAATGGCTCATGTGCTATACAAACACCCTCTGAAAGATGGGTCTTACCCACCTTCCATGGAGATCGTGGCTGCCAACTTCCCCTTGGAAGTAATGATCAGCGAGGAGGGAGAGCACCTGCTCAAATTTGAGCTCCCATGAAAAAAACTAACAGGAATCATGGATTTCTGGATGCTTATCTGTGTATTGGCTGCGGTAGCCCAGGCACGTCATGATTATTCTTATGAAGGGAAAACTAAAGATATAATTGGTCTGATACCAAATGATAAGAAACTACATTGGAAGACCACAAAATTAGACGCCATTAGATGCCCAGAGATGGGCTTAGTCTCTAATAAGGGGGAGCAGGTAGTTGAGAGATGGATCATTGAGAGACCAAGGACAACTGGTGAATTAAAGAATAAGGGAAAGCTGTGCCACTTGGCCAAATGGGTTACTAAGTGTGAATACACATGGTACTTCTCCAAGACAGTGTCCAGGACCATCCAGAACTTAGAAGCTCATGAGGCTGATTGTAAACAGGCAATCCAGGATTACAATAAAGGAATATTAACACCAGATTCGTTCCCCCCAGAAGCCTGTTACTGGGCCAGTACAAATGAAGAATCAGTCACAGCTTTCACTATAACCCCACATGAAGTCACATATGATCCGTACGAAGATCGTTATCTTGACCCACTGTTTGTGCATGGTTCATGCCATACAGATTTTTGTGAAACGGTATATGAGTCAACAGTGTGGCTCACAGATTCGCCTGGTAGCCAATCCTCTTGTAAACTTGTCGGGGATGAACCAGTTGAGATATTGGAAAGTTACAGGCGGAACAAGGCAGGTGACTATAAATTCGGATTTTGGATGAGGGGGTCACACATCCATCATATGCCTGTTTCCCATCTTTGTAAGAAAGAGTACTGCGGCAGATTAGGTTATGTAAATCAGCAAGGGGTATGGTTTCATGTAACTTCAGTTAAGTGGTCATACAATGAGACTATATCCTTCCGGCATTTGATTGATAATTGCCCCCAAAGTTCTGACCTTGTGGTGTTAGATGAGGAATTTAATGATGATGATTTGGTTGCCACAATGGAAGAGATGATGTGGGACATTAATTGTTTAAATGCAGTTGAAAACATACAAAAACACAGGAGGGCCAGCCTTCATGACCTGTACCAAATTTCTCAAAGACATCCTGGGCCAGGAGTAGCATACAGATTAAAGAATGGACATTTGGAATCAGCACAGGCAAGCTTTGTTGCCTTATATGCTCCAGAAGACCACGTACAGACCAGAGAGTGCCTGGGGACCATTCTGGACTCCAAACATGACCGTTGCCATTCTTGGGAGGATTGGACACACATTGCCAATAGCACTTATCATGCAGTGAATGGTATCACAGAGGTCGATGGGAAAATTGTATTTCCAGAATTTCGTGTCCTAAAGAGAAGATGGGATTTAGAGTATTCTCTTAAGCATGACCTAAAGCAAATTAATCACCCAGTCATACATGATATAACAGGGAAAGTGCATGAGAACATTGTCCACAAAGAAATTAAAAGCCACTCAGTTAATGCTGGAGATTTAATAGGAAACTGGGTTACAGTGGCTGAAAGTAAAATTGGAGAGTTTTTTAAAGGTTTCAGTCACTCATTTGTTACTATATCAGTTTTCCTAATCACAGTGTTGGCCATTTGGATAATTGTAAGATGCTGCCAGATGTGCCAACGAAAGAAACCAACAAAAATTAACTCAGCCAAAGATGACATCCCAATGGTGACCACTTCATTCGGTTGACATGAAAAAAACAACAGGGAATCATGGATGATGAGGAGTTTACTCCGTTTGGCGGGGAGACGTTTTTTGATGCCTCGGAGGATCTTGAAGAGACAGAGACAGACCAGGAGACTTATAAATTTGATCAATTGAATAAGACTGATTATAGTTTGAATTCTCCTTTAATTGTAGATGATGTCCAATCCTATGTGGCAAAGAGAAAAGGGTTACCTCATGAGTTGCATACATCTTCCTATAGTTGGGATGTCAGAGATAGGTACTTGGATTTTCACCGTCATGACCTTGGAAGTGTCCATGATCCATCCCTGAATCACTGTTGGTGGGGAAGAGTCAACCAATATCCTGTTGACCAAACACCTCTAATGGATAGGTTGTTGCTGGACACGGCAGTGGACCACAGGGAAACGCATCCTGTGATAAAGTCTTTCTTCTCTGGGTGGTTAGGTGAAGACACAGAGGACCTTTCTCAGGAGATCATTGGAGCACCACGTGAAATCAGGAGATACGGAGAGTTGGCTTTGATACTGCATTATCTTGTCATAGCCCTGAACTCTGTGACTATCTCAGAACTGGAGAACATCCGCCGCAAGTTCCGGCTCAAGATGACTACAGAAAATAACATCATTATTGGTGCTCGTTTGAATCTGCCAGTTTTTGGAAGGACTCATGTATTCGGAGGATTAATATGGTTTGAGGATCAAAACATTGTAATTGACAGAAATTTTGCTTTAATGATGAAGGATACTTACTTTGGCAGGTTTCAAACACTTTTCGGTATGCATTGCAGGAAAGTCAATCCCCACCCTGTTGAAGAATTACATGAATTGTTGGATATTTACGAGGCAGGAGATTTTCTTCTTGAAATGAACGGTTCAGATGGATATGACGTTATAAAACTGTTGGAGCCTTGCTGCAATTTAAGATTTTGTGAGAAAGCAAGGGAAGAAAGACCATTAGTACCGGAATTTGAGTCCTTTAAACATCATATCAACAACTCCAAAGATGATGTGAAACATATGTACGGGGCAAGTGTGTTCCTAAACTTGATTTTACAGATCCAGTCACTCTCTCTTTTAACTGTGGTGTATGGATCTTTCAGGCATTGGGGACATCCCTACATAGATTACATGACAGGTCTAAAAAAGCTCCATGATCAAGTTAACATGCCTAAAATTATAGACGGTGATTATGCCGAGGCCCTAGCATCTGACTTGGCTTATCTAGTGCTGAAAAAGAAATTTTCTGAACATAAGAAATGGTTTGTTGATGATAATGCAGTTCCTAGAAATCACATGTTATTTCCACACATCCGGAACAACACATGGCCCACACCTAAACAAATTGAGGATTTTGGTGACAAGTGGCATACTCTCCCACTCATTAAATGTTTTGAAATACCTGATGTCATTGACCCTTCAAATCTGTATTCAGACAAAAGTCATTCTATAGGGAGATCAGAGGTCATAGACTATGTGAGGTCAGGAAAGTGTGGGCCCATACCAACACGAAAAGTTCTAGACACTTTACTACACACCCCATCTACAAACTGGCCAGAGTTTTTGGAGAAGGTAGACAGAGAAGGACTGGATGAGGAAGATTTGGTCATAGGACTTAAGGCAAAGGAGCGAGAAGTTAAAAAATATGGACGATTTTTTGCCCTTATGTCCTGGGCTCTGAGAGAATACTTTGTAATCACCGAATATTTGATTAAGACTCACTATGTCCCATTGTTCTCAGGTTTGACAATGGCAGATGACTTGACCACAGTTATATCAAAGTTATTAGATAGGACTCAGGGGCAAGGTGGGTTAGATTATGACAATATTTGTATAGCTAATCACATAGACTATGAAAAATGGAACAACCATCAACGACTGGAGTCCACAGGTCCAGTTTTTAAAGTTATGGGTCAATTCTTAGGTTATCCTAACCTGATTTGGAGAACTCATGAATTCTTTGAGAAGAGTCTTGTTTACTACAACGGAAGACCCGATTTGATGGAGGTCCACAATGGAGAATTGAGCCCTAAAGATCATAGCATGGTGTGTTGGCAAGGTCAAAAAGGTGGATTGGAAGGTCAAAGGCAAAAAGGATGGAGCATATTGAGTCTATTAGTCATACAAAGGGAGTCATTAATCAGAAACACCAAAGTTAAAGTTTTGGCCCAAGGAGACAATCAAGTAATCTGTACTCAGTACAAGTTGAGAGATACCCATGACACGACTAGTACTCTCAAATGTTTAGATGAAGTAGTCAAAAACAATGACATTATAATGAAAGCCATTAAAGCTGGTACCAACAAACTTGGACTGATAATCAACGAGGATGAGACTATGCAGTCAGCTGACTATCTCAATTATGGAAAAATTCCAATTTACCGTGGACGCATCTTAAACCTATACACAAAGAGACTATCTAGAGTCATGTGCACTACCAATGATCAATTGCCTACCATGAGCAATATTATGGCTACAGTCTCTACAAACACACTTACCATAGCCCACTTTGATGAGACACCTATAAATGCCATCTATTATTTTGATATTTTGAGCAACATGACTAGAAACATACTTGAAAGTCATAATGTAATCCTTGGCGGTAGAGTGAAAGACTTCTTACCTTCAAGATTCTTGAAACGAAGATCATACAAGATTCTGATGAATTATCTGGATCCTTCCCTTGGTGGTGCTTGTGGTACATCATTAGCACGATTCCTAACTCGTATGTTCCCTGACCCTGTAACAGAGGGTTTGTCGTTTTGGAAGTGCGTTTGGGCCAACACAACTGATGCACTTCTGTCTGATGTTGCAAAACATGCTGGAAACCCAAGATTAAGTACTCTCCATGATGGTGGATTTGAAAAATTATTAGAAAATCCGTCTTCTTTAAATATCCCCAAAGGATTGAGTTTGACAAATGTATTAAAAGAGGAAATCAAGAAATGTCTTCTTAAAGAAGCACCAAATCTAAGAAATGAAATAGTCAGAATTGCAGCAGAACATTGCTTAATGGAGGAAGACAGGTTAATGGGCTTTCTTGAGAGTGTGGACCCACTATTCCCAAGATTTTTGAGTGAATTTAGGTCTGCTACCTTCTTCGGAATCACTGACAGTCTGATAGGGCTATTTCAGAATGCACGAACCATACGAAGCATTTTCTCAAAGAAGCTAGAAAGGGATCTTAGTCATTTAACTCAGAAGAGTGAAATGGAGTCATATCGGGCTGTGGCTTGTGAGTTGACAGAAGGTCGAATGTGGGATTGTTCAGCTGAACATGCTGACTTGCTAAGAAGAATATCATGGGGAAGACCCGTCTTGGGGGCCACAGTACCTCATCCTTTAGAAATGTTTTCCAAGTCTGTGAGGGTTGATAGAGGTTGTCCCCTGTGTATAGAAGGGCAAGATGATGATTTTATTGTTACAATTGCACCTCTGGGGTTGTCATCCTACAACAAGAGAAAAGGGCCTTACCCGGCGTACTTGGGATCAAAGACCTCAGAAAGCACTAGTATTATTCAACCTTGGGAGAGAGAAACCAATGTGCCTGTTATTAAAAGAGCATCTAGAATGAGAACAGCCATCAATTGGTTTGTGGAGTCAGGGTCCAATCTTTGTGTCAGTATACTTTCTATATTAAAAGGATTAACAGGAGAAGATTGGGAACAGAAAACGGAAGGATTCAGAAGAACGGGATCTGCTCTACATCGTTTTTCATGTTCAAGGACTAGTGCAGGAGGTTATGCCGCTCTTGCCCCAACATTACTGTCATGGATGATAACAACAACTGACACCTTTGAAACAATTGGCTCAGATAATTATGATTTCATGTTCCAACCATCAATCTTGTATGGACAAGTATACACTGCATGCAAATATAAGGACCAAGGAGGAGGAATAACAGTGCATCATCATTTAGGATGTCAACTATGCCTGAGAAAAATTGAAGAGCCAACACTGGATAGCTCACGCCTATATGAGCACCCAGATGTATCTCACATTCTAGCCAAGTGGAAGCCAGATAATACCCAGTGGGGACAGAACAAGGAGATCTATAAGCTCACTGAAGTCGAGGGCAAGGACATTAGCCCATTTGAGTTAAGCTTCCAAATTGGAAGAGCAGAAGGTTTTTTGTTTGGGGATATGCTGCTAAGTGAGAATAAACATATGGATGACAGTTCATTATTTCCCCTAACACTTCAGTATAAGTTAAATCCTAAGGCATTTTATGAGGGATTGTTGGATGGTTTATTGAGAGCTGTATCTCTGACAATCATACACAGAAGAAGTGTCGCACAAATGAGGAGGCCCAGACCCACTCTTGTAGGGGGTATGATCCACTGCATTGATGCTATAACTCAAAGACCACCCTTCCTTAACATGATAAGGGATGGTCCATTGCATTATTATCTAATGAGTGAACCCCATAGAATTCCTGCTTCTTACCCGATCTCAGATTCTGATATGGGTTCTATTGTTAGATCATGGTTGAAGAGGACTTTTTTTAGGTTAGAGCAAAAGACAGTCAATTACAGTCCCTTAGTGAATCGCTTATGTATATTTGCTGATATGACCGTCCCAGAAATCATTGGCCCATTGGTTTTGTCTTCAGAAATACTCCCTTTACTTTTCCATGTAACATTGAACAAAAATCAATTATCAGACTTGCGAGAGTTGAGAGATCTATCAGCAGTGGTTAGGGATATATATAATCCTGCTAGAGCCCAGATTGGTTCTAAGAATGCCATATTATGTAAGGAGGAGATCAGGCACGCCTTGAAATACAATTACAAAAAGACTGAATCTAATCCTCCCTTGATTTGGGGAACTGAATATCTCTCCTATATCAATTACTTTCAGTTATTACCACAGAGTAAACCAACTACAGTGGTAAACCCCATAGTGGGACAACATAGATGTCCACTTATTTCAGGTTTAAGGGTTGGGCAACTTGCTACTGGAGCTCACTATAAGATCCGCACTATAGTAGCCCGTTTTGGATTGAATTACCGAGATTTCTTATGTGGAGGAGATGGGTCAGGGGGCATGACAGCTGCACTACTCAGATTTAATCAGACAGCCAGAGGTATCTTCAATTCTCTGTTAGAATATGAGAAGAGCAGCTCTCGGGGGTCAAAACCTGGCCCTCCACCAGCTATAACTGCTTGCACTCATGTGATAAACAGATGTGTCAATTACCTCACTACCTGGTCTGAACCCTCTGACCTATCTAAAGAATCTACATGGGAGAATTTTTCTTTCCATGTGCAACGGAATTTCCTTAAAATAGACCTAATGGTGTTTGATATGGAAGTTAGGGAATTTAGTATGTCCACAAATATAGAGAATTTAATAGAATCAAGGGGTTTAGAAATACTGGAGTTAAACGGAAATCTGGTATATAAAACATACTTAACTAGACACATGGATGGAAAAATGCCTGTTATTGAGAGATTGAGCAAGTACTTTCATTCAACCTATGTCACCCAAACAGGATTAAGCAGCTCAAGAACATCAGAAGTATATATTGTATTTTTAAGAAAGAGAGATAGGGCATTATACCAACCGTATGACTGGAATCACTTTTGGCTCTCCAGTCAGAAGTTTGCTGCTTTGTGCTCAGAGAAAGATGAGTTTGAGCGTGCCTTAAAGGTAAACCCCAAAGAATTAGCAGAGGGAATTCCTGACGTTCTATTCCCAGACCTGGAGGTAGAGTTGTGCACCTTGTTGGGCATCCTGGGTGTCCATGATGGGACTTCAAGTCAGCTGGCTAGAGAGCTAAAATTTGTGCCTAATGGACTTAAAGCATCTGTGTTGTGGGCAATTTTATTAGTGTCGTTGAATAATATATTTGATGTTACCAGTGAACACACTAGCATCATTGGCATCCCTTCTGATCCATCATGTGAGAAGGCAGTTACATTACTGCTAGGATTCTTTTATTGGTTTTCTTGGCTGACAAAAGATTTACCTCTCTTTAAGTATCTAAATAAAATTAATGATGACCAATGTCCTATCAGTTTTAACAGATTACATATACAAAGAGGAAACAAAGTAGGTCATGTGTTGAGCTGGTCGTGCTCTAGAAAAGGTCAAGTTGCGAAATCTGTCAATACAGCAAGCATTCAAGCAGGGATTGGCAAGATTATTCGTCTCTTCTCTCAATCTACATATGAGAAGCAATCAATAAACTGGAAGTTAGTATGGGCTATCACTCATCGTTTTAATAAAAGTCTCAATTCCACTTTGATCAAAGAGAGAACAGGAATTTGGGAAGTATGGAACAGATGCAGAATATATGAGGGATCTGTCAAGCATTTGAAAACGTCATCTGAAGATGAACATACTAGCTGGAGATCTTAAGATTCACATGAAAAAAACATATCAGGAATAAATTGATCAGACAAAATTGGGATACTCATGAGATATTTCTTT